AAGAAACCTTGAAGGTGGATCCATCATAAAACACTTGTCATGGTATATTACACCTGACATTGAGTTTATTGCCCAAACTTCATCAAAATTTTCACTTCTTATTTTGGCTAAAATAAATTCTGAAAAACTATTGCCAAGAGCGACAATAGCAATACTTCTATTTTTCATTATGCTACCTTCTATTGTTTTGGTATTCTAACCAAACCCTCCCTAAAAGCATCAGTGTTTTCTTGAGATTCACCATATACTTTTAATCTACTCATGGCTTCCGTAAATCTAGCAGTATAAAGTTGTATTAAATCTGACTCACCTTTCATAAAAGTGTAAGCCTCAACTAAACAAGCATATAACAAGGCATCTGGAGCATTTGTGCCTATCCAAGTTGTGCCAGAATCATCAGTTGTTATTGATGCTGGTCTGTAATAATAATGTAATTCAGCACTGTAACTAGAATCAGGTGTGGGAGCTACAATAAAATTATCAACATCAAATGAGGCATAAAATCTAGGACTTCCTGTAGTAGTCGGGTTAGGTGTAAATTCTTGTAAATAATTAACGTCTTTTTGTAAAAGAAAAATATTTGTACTGTCTTTGACAAAGGACAAAGAAAAAGAAGCTAAATAATCTGATGGCTTTTGCAAAAATTTGTTACCACTTGTCAACTCACCAATAACATTTTTTCTAAAATAATCTAAATCAACTACTTTAAATATTCTTTCTTCTGCATTTACAATAATAAAATCTAGTTCATTTACAAATGTAGTTTCAGAATTTTGTGTCCAATCTTGAATTGATTGTTTAAGTGTTGTTAATGTAAAACTCATGTTATGCTCACTGTCACTGTTCCTACTGATGCTGTTACGCTAAAAGTGTCTAATATAGTTCCTATATTTCCTAAACCAGTATTTGTGTAAACTATAAATTTTGTATTATCATCTTTGGCATCAGGTCTTGCATCTCTTATTGCTTCTGGATCTGTTCTTATTCTTGGAGGTGTTAATTGAGGATGTTTTTCTTCATACTCGTCTTTTCCAACAATACTTCCATTCCATTCTTTTCTCATATCTTTTATTCGATAACGAAAACCAGAACGATCAGATATTCTATAAGCATATTTTCCTTGTGCAAAAGCCATTATCCAACCTTATAATATGATAACTGTGGAGTTACTGAAAAAGATGATCTATCTCTATCTTCACCCATTGCCCTTTCAAATTCTTCTTCATAAACTGTTTTAAGTAATTGTATTCTATCTGGTGCTTTTTTCATAGCTATATAATAAGCTAATCCTGCTGTTAGACAAGGGTAAAACCTAAAAGGTATTTCCATTGTATCTACTTGCGAATCTGCATCTTGCATTCTTGTTAAAGCATCATAAACAATAACATCTGTACTATTTTCTGGTGCTGGATATATTTTTAAATTAGGTGTAATTTGCCTATCTAAAAAATATTGTGTAGGTCTACCAGTCGTGGATTTAGTAGGAATATTCAAATAAGTATCTCTACTAATTCTACTTAAACTAAAATCAGTGTCACTTCTTCTAACAACGACAGACAATATATCTATTATATCAGTTCCAAGGCTATATTCTGTGTCATTTGTTGCAAGAGCTTGAGTTCTTTGCTCTATAGTCCATTGGTTCAAGCCACGATTTGACCACTCTGCCAACATTATGTTCATAGAACGTCTGGCTGTTTTCAAATCGTAACCTGTCCTAGCTTCTAAGCCACATCGCTCAAAAGCTTCTTCTATGTAGTCTGCAACATCTAATTCAAAGTTAGTTGAACCTGAAAATGCCATTAGGCTTTACCACCTTTTGACATTTTTTTAGCCATGCCACCACCACGCATTTTTTTAGGTTTCATAGCCATTCCACCACCTCTCATTTTTTTGACTTTTGCTTCACCACCCATCATCATTTTAGCAGCTTTAGCCATATCTTTTGACATAGCCATCATTTTTCTTGGACTCATTGCCATTTTAGTCTCCTGTAATAGTTTTCACGTTGCTCATAAATGTCTTCAACATTGTACATACTATAATAATTATCATAATATCCAAGTTTCTTCAATTTATTTGCACTTTCTTGAAGTTTACTTAGTCTTTGTACGAATATCAAAGAATATTCCTCACTAACAATTTCATCAAATGAACCATCATCTATTAGCTCATTTACATCATCATCAGGGTGGAATCCCATTAACCAAATATCTTGTTGGTCAAATTTGTTTTGGTGTATCAATTCATTTAAATTTGTAAGATTATTATGAAATATTTCATTGGTTTCAGAACATAAATCAATGACTATAATAAGTTCTTTTGAATCACTAAAATTATTTATTAAACAGTAAACAATGTCATAATTGTTCGTAGTCTTAAGAGCAAATCCTACTTTATTGTTTCTCCAAGCAGCTTTTGCATACGGACATGATGGTAGATTATTATAATTTTCATTGGGAATTTCTAAGGCATATTTAGACCAAGCTTTAATTTCTTTACAAATTTTTTGCTCTAAACTCATTTTTTCTTTCTTCGCCTTGCTGCCTGCACTCTTCTTGGTTTACCTGCTGGTTGTCCTAGTCTTTTCTTCTGTGATATTCGTTTCCTTTTTTCAGAGGCTGACATCTCTGATCCAGTCTTAGGAGTTTTACTGGATATTCTTTTTGATGGTCTGCAATAAGGAGTGCCTCTTTTCTCTCCCTTTTGTCTACCACAAGCCTTGCCAGTTCTCTGATCTTTCCAATCTTCTTTGAACCATCGTTTAAGTGCTAGACCAGCTTTTGTTTTACGAACAGCCATTATCTAAACTTTGTTACTTTTCTTCTTTTGTTCATTACAACACCACAACCTCTTGCAATGTTTGGGTTTTTAGTTTTTCTTTTACGAGGTCTTTTTGGGACATTACCACCTAATCTAAGCTCGATAACACCACCCTCTGCCTTCTTTTTAGCTTTCTTTTTACTATTTCCGTAATTAGCGGCTCCTACCTTGCGACATTTTGCAATGGCTCCTGAGGCATACGCGGAAGGGAAAACTCTGTAGCGAGCCTTGACTTTATGATAACAAGCGTCTTTTGGCATTTTTTTTCACCTTTACTATTTTTTTCTTTTTCTTCTTCTTTTTATATGGTGGCTTTGAGACTTGTTGACTCATCTGCGCCCTACCCATTACCATTTAAAAAACCTTTTCTAAAACTGCTACACCAATAATAACACCATATAAACCCCAAACTCTACTATCAAGTGATTTAAGTTTATCTTGTATTTCTGTATATCTTTTATCACATTGAGATTCATGCTTCTCAAGTAATTTTAAAACTTCTTTAGCTGTCATTAGCACTTCCACCTTCTTCTAGCTTGTCTTAATCTACTGTTAGGATCTTTTGCCGCTTTAGGAAACTTTTTCATTTGACCTGCTGACCTAGCGCAAAAGGACTTTCTTCTTTTGGATGCTTTACTTCCAGCTTTTACTTTGCCTGTAACTGCCGTTTTAAGTTTGCTACCAGGATTGTCTCTTCTGTATTTAGCAACACCTGCCTTTGTCATTCCCGCTCCACTCTTTGTGGAACGGAAATATTTTTTAGTCTTAGGAGGCTGTTTATCTTGCTTCCTAGCCACTAATAACTCTTTCTAACCTGCATAATAACAGTATAAGTATCTGCTGAACTATGTCCTACAGTTGTAAACATAATATCACCAGTCACTCCAGAACTAGCTGGGTTTACCAAACCACCAAATGATGTGTAATCGTGATGTCCACTTTGATTTTCACCAAGTTCAATACAAAAGTCATCTGTAGAAGCATCGAATAAAATTCTTACTTTCATTCCAATACACTGCCACCACATCTTTTCTATTGTAACTCTTGTGCAAGATTCACCACGAGCATTCTTAGATAATGCAGAAACATCAATTTTTTTTACTGCACTTTCACCAGAACCATCGGAGATATTAGTAAATTTGAAAACAGCAATCTGATTACCATCCTGATAGGTTTCTGAGGTAACTGCGTCTGCCATATTTATCTCCTATTATTGATCAGCGAAAGCTGGAGCAGTCGTTGATGTTACATTACCAAAAATTTGATAGTTAGTTGTATCAATTCCAACAATAGTTACGTCAAATCCAGCAGGAACATTTAATTGAATACTACTGTTTGAGTTACCATCAGAAAAGACTGAGCTTACTTCATTACCATCAGTATCTAAAAATGTTACACCACCAATGTAAAAATTTGAATTGCCTGGTGTTATAATTAGAGCATCAGTTGCATCAGCGGCTCCCCCAGCATATACAAATCTAAATGAAGACCCAGCTATAGGAGCAGGTAATGTGTAAGTATTATCTTGTCCTCCGTCTGGCACAAGCAAAATTCTACCACTATGAGTTGCATTTGTTAAAGTTACGTTACCATCAGATAAGCTAACAGGCGCACCACCTAGAGTTGTAATCTCTGTTATTGTGCCTGTTGTTGCATTTTTACTAATAGTTTTAAGAGTGCTTTCAGATCTGATTGGACCTGAGAATGTTGTATTAGCCATGTAAATCTCCTTGTCGTGGCTATTGTCGAAGTTAATTCTTCGTCAAGGTAATTTTAGTATACATAAAAAAAAGGGGTCTGCAAAGACCCCTTTAATAAAAACGAACAATTGTTCGCTTATGCGCCTGGTGAACCAAACACACAACGAGGATCAGAGAATCCAAAAGCATATCTTTCTCTTGCTTTATATCTCATGTTTCCTGTGTCGAAGTCTGCTTCCATGCTTGTGCTTAATGGTGTTCTTTCGAAATACTTGAAACCATTAGGTGCATCTGTCTTGATGA